GATGGACTTTAGAACCTGATACTGTTTTGTCGTTGTTATAGTGTCCTGTTACAGCGTAACTTTTAATTGGACGTTCACTCATTTCAAAGAAAATAATTTGTCCAATTTTTAGACCCGGATACAACGGCAGAGAATGCATTTTGCGTGCATTTTGCAGTTCAAGTGTCAGCTTGCTGCCGTGCCAGCCAGGGTCGCACCAGCCTGCGAGCATGTGACTGTATCCAGCCCTCGCTCTGCTGCTTTTCAGCGCAAATTGGCCAGAAACATGTTCCGGCAGATCGAAGGTTTCTTGAGTCTCAGCTAAGACAAATTCACCGGGACGCATCCAATAAGGATCTTCTGCTGTGTAACCGCGAATGCTGATCTTGCGCAGATCAACGTTCATGGCGTCCTCAATCATCAAATGATCGCCTAGCAGCACATCAATTGACGCTGGGTTGAGAAGTTCTTCGTTAAAGGGAATGACCATGCCATGCCCTTCGCAGAGGTTGCGAATCTGCCAATCACAGAGAACAGACACTCAGTAATTCCATCGAATGCGTGGACCACCCAGCCTCTTGCCTAGATGCACGAACCCTTTCGGTGCGCCGTATCCAAGGCTGTACGGCCAAGTTTGATCAACATACTCCTGTACTGCGTAGATATCGACGCCAGCGATGTAAAAGTCAACAGCGCCGACGCCATCCATGTTGTACAAGTGCTCCGACCGGCTAGAGCCGCCAACACGTTGATTGATTGCCGCTGGACGATGACCACTAGTAATTACAATTGGCTTGCCGCCAAAATGTGCCCGCACTTTTTCTAAGTACTTGCACAATTCCAAGGCGGTATCACATTGTTGTTGCTTAGTAAAACGACGCTCCTCTTCATTCAGCGTCAGTTCGCCGTAAGTCACGTTTGGAGTGACCTTGAAACTCCAAGGCTTATCAGGAGTGAACAAGCTTTTAGGAGAGGTCTCGACTTGTTTTCCTGCCTGGCTCCAAGTCTTAAACCACTCTTGGTCGCGGTTAAAAATCGCAGGCGACTTCTTGAGGATTGCCTCCTCAAGTTCCGTAATCGCAGCAGTCTGATGCGGCAATTCCTTGTAATACCGGAACAAGTCATGCAGCCGAAGGCGGTTCTGGGTCATCGTCCCAAGGTGAAGAAATTGACATCGGTCCACCGAGTAAACGGCTATCGCCGGTCTGCTCAGGTGTTGGCTCTTCGTGTTTAATTTCTGGATGCCGCTTCTGCCGCTCCAGTTCTAAATCAATGATCTCGGCTACACGCTCAACCTCTGCATCAATTTTGTGCGGCAAAATAGTATGAAATTTCCGCGCTTGAATGGCGCGATTAGCAACATCCCAACTGGAACGGGTGCTGAACCGATAAAGCCAGCGCCCGTCCGCAGGGATGCCGTCTACTTTTTTGGCTTGAGCGATTTGACAGCAGTCAGCACAAGCTGAATTACGCTGTTCGACTTCAAAGGCGACATGCCGATGATTTCAGACGCTGCACCGATCAGCACCCAAAACCAAGCTTCGTTGAGAAAGTCCATAAGAGTATGGTGACCTAGATCAGCCTAGTGCTATTTGCGACCTTGTTCCAGAGAGCGAATCCTGATTTCGTGATCGTCCAGTCTTTCTTTATGGTCTGATCGCAAAGCCGTGATCTGCTCCAAAATCAAAGCCATGCGAGCATCCATCACGCTGGCTCGCTTATCGATCCTCCAAAGCGCACTGACACCGGCAATAATTGCAGCCGTTACCAATGGCGTCAGAAAAGGATCCACGGCTTTCTCCTGATGCGGTCAGTTTATCGAAGGTGGGCGCCATGGATCTGGCTGTCCCTTCAAGATAGCAACTGCCCTTTTGTAATAATCGCAATCCTTCTTATTTGCTGCTTCCAGTGCTGCCTTGATCTTTCGCCAGTTCTCTAAGGTTTCAGCATCCATCACGAAGTTGCTGTTGCAGATATTCTCGCAACGCTCTGTCGTTTGGTGTTTTGGGATTCTTTAGATCCAGCTCAAAAATACGGTCACGCAGTTGCTGTTTGCGTGCTTGGCAAAATTGCTGTTTGACTTCTGCTGACTTGGCGTAACGCGAGTCGATGGTGACCGTCGTCGCCACAACAGTGGTTAGCAACGCGAGTGCACCACCGAGCAGTGACAAGCGGTTGTCCATCTATCTGCCTTGACCGCGCAAGGGCTTCTTACCGCGACGGCGAGGGCGGGAATGTTGCCCGTAACCCTGAGACGTGGTTTTGGGGCGACCGGCTTTGTGCTCAACCCGCCCCAGTGCAGTTTTTGACTTGACTGCCATTACGCAAACACCCGGTAAGGCTGTTCAGGTATTACAGCGTACTGCTCCCAGCCAGCAGGCAACTCACCAACGTAGTTGACGTGCCAGCCATCGAGCACGGTGGGTTCGGTGATGACGTTGCCGTCTTCGTCCCACTCACCACCACGAGAAATGGTGCCGATTACATCAAGGGCGTGATAGTGGCTAGCGGTGATGGGGTTCAGGTCATCATCAAGCAGACCAGCGTCATCAAGCGCAGCCATTCCAACAGCAGCATCCGCAAACCGGAAGAACGGACCGATGGGCGGTGTGAGGATTTCTTCTTCCATGATTACCGGGTAATGGTTTGCAGGGTGTCATTAGAAAGTCGGGTTGGCCAGTAGGTTAGGCGGCGGATGGTGGTAAGTTTGTTTTGGTTAGCTCCTAAATGGTCCGAGCCGATATTTAAACGGTTTACGCTTAGAGGTATTGTCGCACTGCTATCCGTACTGACATTAGATCCGCTGAAAGAAAGCGCAAGATCGTTGCTCTTGTACCCACCAGCCAGCCGCGCTTTTTGGTTTAAGGTATATGCGCTAGAGGACGTAATTCCGTCAAACACACCCCCAGATGACGAGCCAAAACTATAGATGCCTGATCCTGTCTGATTGAGAAACACGGTGTTGCCATAATCATTTGCAGAGACTCTCCATATAAATTGATTGCCCGCTGAAGTTTGGAGAGGCGTCACTTCCGCAAACACCGTCCCCTCACTGTTGTTATACCAGCTTGAGAAGTTCGTCCCCGTAATACTCGTCACGTCAGCAGCGCGGGTGACGGTAGAACCTTCGGTGGGGATGTAGCTGGTGGGGAAGGAACCGGCTTCGAGTTGGGCGCCCCAGAGGTAGAGACCAGCGCCTAGAATCGGTGTAAATGTGCGGCTTCCGCCTGATGCAAGTGAAATGCGGAAAGAAGTTACACCAGAGCTAGAACTAGTAATAGAGCAACGATACCACCCGTTCCCAGCATCTGTAATCGTAGGATCTGGTGAGCCAGATTGAGACAATACCTGTTGCGTAGACAGCTCAAAAACTGCCAAGTTGGTAGGGCTGAACGACCTTAGCTCAATTTGGTCAAGCTCTGCAGCTTTAACATAAACTGAGAACCTAGTTGCAGACGAAGTTGCTGTGATTGACTGGACAACGCCTTGAAAAAGTGGGGTACCTGTTCCGCAAACAAGCTTATCCGCTGTTGCATTGCCATCTGGAGCAATAGTTTGATTTGCGGAAACTGATGCGTCTGATTCACTCCAAGTCGTAGAAAAATCCTCCGACTGCAACAACAAATTCTCCCTACTTTCCTCCACCAACAACCCCAAGCTCTCACCCGTCGTTGGGTCGTGATCAAACCGTGGAGCACCGTTTTTCGCGGTGGTGGTTTTGACGTATTGTCCGACGGTGCTGGATTCCTCTAGTTGGGCGCCCCATAAATAAAATGTACCGTTGTTTGTATTTCCGCCACCCATTCGAATACCTGCGGTGCCAGAAACAGTTGGCGTATATTGCATTGACAATCTGTGCCATCCATTGCCTAAGCTAACTGAGCTAGCACTGGATATCAAAGCTGGAGTAGCTATGGAAATGCTATCGGTAGCAAATGCGTAAACGATATAACCATCGCTGCCCGTAATTGCGGTACGAAGTGTAATACTTGAAATTGTCCCTGCTTTTACATAGGCACTTAAAGTATAAGTAGTGCCACTTGTAATAGAAGCAGGCTGGGTAATATGGTTAGCAAGACCATTATTGACAGTAATCTCATCAGCCGTTAATTCTCCGTTTGGTGCCACGGCTTGATCTGGAGAAACACTGCAAGTTCCGTTTGTTGTCCACGTCGTCGAAAAATCCTCCGACTGCAACAACAAATTAGTAACCGCCGTTCTAATCACCCCATCGCCGTCAACATACGTTGCGCTACTTTGGCGGGTGTGAGTGACACGAGAATCTAACGACTTGTGCCGCGCAAACTGAAGATCCAATGAAGCAGTTGAAAACAGGTCGCCCGTTCCAAGGCCACCTGCAATGCTCTGCCGCAGACCGCGCTGCAGTCCAGTCGTCAGATTCTTTGCCATTGATCACATCGCTCCAATAACGCAAGCAACGTTAGGCGTGCCACCGCTAATGCTGACCAAACGCAAACGCAAATACTGCACAGGGCAGCCATTCAAGGCATAGCCGGAAGTGCCGTTTGCCGTAATTGTGGTGTCGGCGCCACCTTGGTCAAGATTGAAAAAGTTGGTGTTGTCCAAGCTGCCTTCAAACCGGACCACCACGTTGGTGCCGATATCAGTGACAGTCACTTGAAAACAGACATTGACGCCTGCAGTAGTTACAGAATCGCTAACGCCAACAGCTGTTAGAGTCGTCAGCGTTTCTGTCTCAAAATCAGACCTTAAGCCGAGTGTCATGACAAACCAAGCAATGGTTGAATTTTAGCGATGATGGCCAAAAGAATCAGTCCTGCTCAGGCCAAGAAGTAAGGAACGGTTCAGGGTTGGGTTCCGCTGCGCCGGTTGCTTCGACGTACACCACAGGTTGAGCGGTCACAAGTGCTGCCAGTTCTTCCGTAGTAGTGCAGACGTTAATTTCAGCCTCGCGGGTGCCGCTGGTGGTGCGAACTGCAGCGCGGTAAGTGGCAACAGCAGCTGGGATTCCAGCGGTGGGATCCTCAGCCTTGCGGGTGACGTACCAGTCAGTAGGTGCCAGCAGGCTGCCTGCAATCTCTTTCTGCTTGGCGATCCACTCAGTTTTCAGACCTTTGTTGATGATCTGAACGCCGTCAGCATCCAGCACGGGGTCGCCGTCTTCATCTACCGCAGGCTCGTCCTCAAGCCGCTTGGGGAGATCGTGGTCCCAGTAAAAACGGGTATCAACTGGGGCAGGGTCTGCTTCCCAAGTGATGCCGATTGCAGCTTTATCAGCCTCGCTAGCAAGGCGAAGCCAGTTCGAGGGGTATTGCACCCCGTCAGCATCAGTGAAGGGGCGACCAACGCGAAGAGGCTGACCGTTGAGTAGGAATCCCATGGTTAGATGTTAGCGGTGGTGTGCGCCCGTTTCATAGGTCAGGCTAGAGCAGAAGACCGTTGACCACTAATAATTTTGTAGGTGTGGCATCTTGAAATGTTGTACGCCTTGGCAATGTCCACAACTCGCGCACCACAACCGGCAAGCCAGACGATTTCAGAAGCTTCAATGTTGCTGAGTTTGGCTGCAGGGTTTGTTTCTCCGGGTGACGGACGATTACGCCTGCGTTTGTTCGCTATTTGAACGTCCCAAGTCGCCCAGCAGCAGTTTTCAGGCGAATACGGTCCGTCGTTGTTGATTCTTTCAAGCGTGTGATCAGGTGAAGGCTTTTCACCCATGTCACGCACGAAGTTCATAAAACCCGTGCCTTCGCCGTCGGCAATGCTCCAGCGATCACAGACCTTGATTCCCCTGCCGCCATAACTGGAATAGTGTTTGTGATTTACTTTATTGCACCTCGCCCTCATGCTCATCCAAGTTGAGTACAGGGGATGCTTACTTACGCCAGTAGCTTTTACTTTCATCTATCTTGCACAAGCGGGCGAAACACCGGAGCCGCCGAATGGGTTTTCAGCAAATGCGGCAAAAATCCAAGTACCAGTGTTGTAGTTGTTGTAACTAGACGCGCCGCCACGCAACTTGAAGCCGTTACTGAGAAAATCTACGGGCGAAGCAGTGTCGTATGGCTCACTACTTGATCCATTGGCGATAAGTGTCTGCTCAACCGTGTTTTCAGGTTCTCGCACGGAATCAAAAATCTGCCAAGGCGTTGCAGAGTTTGTGCTTGACTTCATCAAAATTAGTTTTGGCCTAAGCCCACACCACACAAACGGACCATCGGTGGAACCATTTCCGGTGTAGCTGCCGAACTTGCTGTAGCCTTCGACTTCGGCAAAGCAGTAGGCGATGTAATCGTCGCCTGAATTATTAACAGAAAGTTGTGTATTTACACTAAACACCGTAGAAATCGGAGCCGTGCTGTTCCAGTGAGTTTCTCCTGTCTGTTGAGCCGTTGTTTCATTTAATCCGATATACGTTGTTGCGGGATTGGTCAAAGATGCGTGATAGCACGGCCAGAAATACGCACCATCGCGGTTCTTTACGACATAGAAAGATGGAGGCACGCCAAGACCGTGACCGACCGTACCAGCCGTGCCTGTTCCCGTATAACTAACAATCGAGAATCCAGCGGTGGGGTTGGCGCTTACCGTGCTGGGGATGCTGCCGTCGGTGTTGTTATCGGCTGAGACGCTGCCGCCTGCGAGCCAGTTCCAGCCAACGTAAGTAATGCTGCTTGCGTTTTCGTAAGTACCAACGCCAAAACCATCGGTATCAAATGAGGTCAAGCTATTGGTCAGTGTTTGTTCGGCATTTGTCTGGCTGGATTGCAGCAGCTTGGTGGCGCCACGCACAGCATCGTATTGACTGTGATCACCAGCACCGCTTCGCCGTTTTAGCCATACAAAGTCCGGCTGGAAACCAACGCCTGTGATTGAACGGCTGCTGGCACCATCGCCTGTATAAAGCACTGTATTGAAATAATCCGACCCATCCGCAATGTCCGGCGCGGGCAGGTTGGCGGTGTTCAGTGCGTTGAAGCCGGTCGGTGGGGTGTAGGCAAAGGCGCGTTGTCCGAAATTTATAGTAAACGAACCGTTTGAATAGTATTCGCCACAAGCAGGATAATACTCGCCAGCACCTGCAGTCATTGCAGGATTGGTGCCTGCTACTGGGTTGCCAGAAGCAAAATATCCAGAAGCGTTTCTTACCCACATCTTGCCAGTGTCGGCGTCAAAAGCAAACCCCATGACAGTACCGTCAGACACAGCACTTCCGTAAGCGGTGTTTGATGCGTTGTGGTGCAGGTTTCCGGTGCCATCCACAAACGCCCAACCATTAGCGTCCTGACCTACATAGCCTTTAAGGTTAGCGTTTTTATTTACCACACCTGCAAAAAGCGATCCAGTAGGTGTACTTCCAACGACTTCCCAATACCACTTTCCAGCGGTCATAGCTATTGTGGAGCGCGCAGTTTCATAGTCATTGTTAAATTGTCCTTTTAGATTGCCCTCAGTAAAAATAACGTTGACTGGATCAATAGCATTAAGAGTCGCGTAGTTCGTCGTCGGCGTGTCGCTCATCACGTCCGTACCAGTGCCGGTGGTGGAAATGTTGTTAGCAGTCCAATCGTTACTAAGACCGCTGGAATCGCCGTCTACATCAGCAGCATCAAACTTCAGATAGAACGAGTTGCCGGTATAGCTGCCTGCGTACTTGATAGGACGCCAAACGCCGTTATCGTCAAACTCGCCAAAATCGGTAGGGTCAAGGGCAGAGCCGTCGATGAAATTGACTTCGGCTAGATAGCCGTTTAGGTAATACCAAGGATTGTCGTACCAAGCGCCAATGTAACCAACTTTGCCGCTTACATTTACATAAGGCAAATCATGGTTTTGTGGCGGGTAAGCGGAAGTAGCAATCGTCGCTAATTCGCCATTAATATAAATCTTGAATCTATCTGTGGCAGTGGCTTGGGTTGTGTCAACAACAAATACCAAGTGATACCATGCCGACGGATCCCTCAATACTGCTGATGTCGAAATGTAATAATCGGTGCCACCAGTTCTTGAAAAAATCCAGACAGTATCGCTGGCGTTAGAAATTTGAAATCCAAAATATTCATCTTTAGTGCCGCCTGAATCAGTCCAGGTGACGAGAGCCTGAAAGCCAGATTGAGCTAAAGCCGCTTTTTTAACCCACGCAGATGCTGTGAATGTTCTTCTGTTTCCAGCAGCAGAAGTCCGATTTAGGTACGCCGAATCCGCCGAGTTAAACCGCAAGCTTTGCTCGATCTCATACGCGCCGCCCTGACCGCTAGAGCCAGCAAGGATATTGCTACCAATGATGCTCATGAGTAAGCAGCGGTGAAGACGGCGTGGATGGAACTGGTCGTGCGGACGACGTAATCAATACGATCAACCGCCGATGCAGCCGTGGACAGAGTAGGCGCAGTTCCGCCCGCAAAATCCCATTGGCTGCCGTAAGTCAATAATCGCCCGCCCGTGGCGTCCTGCACCACAAAGATCGAACCGCTTTGTCCTGCCGTCAAGTTGCTGGGGTTAGCCAGCGTGCAGGATGCCGTATTGGCAAGCGTCAGGGCAAAGTTGTTAGCGGTGGCAAAGTCCAGCGTCTTGCTGGTATCGCCAGAAGCAACCGAGATTGCCGAAATGCTGCCGCGTTGTGCTGCCGTAAAGGTCTGCGCCAAGCTGAGCAGCGGGACCGTGCCAGTGGCGTTAGGCAACGTGATCGTGCGATCAGCCGTTGGATCCGTAACCGCCAGCGTGGTCTCAAAGTCATCCGCCGTGGCGCCCTCAAACACCAGCGAACCAGCGGTGCCAATGTTCAGCGCACCAGTGACGGTGCCACCAGCCAATGCCAGATAGGTGCTAGCCGCAGTGGCGCTGGTCAGCAAGCCGAAGTTGGCAGTGCTGTAATCCCCTACAGAAATCCATGCACTGTTCGCAGCGTTGCGGAACTTGAGGGTGGTGGTATTGGTATCTGCCCACCACTGAAACGCAAACGTGGTGGCGGGTTCCGTGCTGCTGCTGTTATTGCTGACGATTGCGGCGAGGGCGTTATTTAGATCACTACGGACAGCCGAACCCGTGCCGTTAGCAATGTTGTAGTCGTGCGTTGCCACAGCCGCCTAGCGCAGTCTTTTGTCTACTCTACCCAGCCTTGCCATAGCCAACAGCACTCCAGTTGAAATTGCGATCAACTGCGGTATCGCTGCTGTTTTTGAACGTCACCGTGAACCCCGTGGCGCTGACGCTACTGACCTCGAAATAGTCACCGCTCTGCATGTTCTGAGCCGTGATGCCGATGCTAGGCAAGTTGCTATTGGTCCCCAGCAGTGATGCCGTGCCAGTAAAGAAGGCATTCCCAAAGGTGATCGCCTTAGCGCCTGCACCACTGGCGACTGCTGCGCTGCTCTGCTCCTGACGGCGGGCAAACTGCGCCAGATACCCCAATTCATCGACAAGGATGTTTTGGGCGGTATCGGTGCTGGTCAACTCAGCCTTGAACTGAAACGCCCGACCCTTGAAGGTGCCATTGGCGAAATCCTGCCAGCTAGTCCAAGTTGGTGTCCCGGTCGGATCGTCATCAGTGCGGCGGACCAACAGCTTGGCGTTGACCTTGTCCACGGTGTCACCGTCGAAGTCGTCCCAGTCGTCGATCAGTTCGGTTTTGGCGTCGATCAGGTCACCGGGGTAGAAGCCGCGAGTGACGAACCGCCGCTCCAGATCCAGCGAAAACACGCCCTCAAGATCCAGCGTGTCGGTAAAGGCGTATTCACCGCTGCTGGTGATATCACCCATGAAATCAAAACTGGGCAGATCATCAACGTCGGTCACGTCGTCTAGATCCTCGGTGCCGTCCAGCGTCAGCGCGTCAAACTCCTCGCTATAGAACGTGTCGGTTTTATTGCCTTGGAATGGCGGGGCGTCCTGATCCTCGCGGCGATCTTCCACCAGCAACCGCCCAAGCGTGTCGGGCAGGTCGATGATGATGCTCGTCTCATTGGTGCTAAGTCGTCCGCCATCATCCGCGAACTTGACCAGCACTTCGCCTTCAATCAGCGGGATCGTGGCGCTAGTGGCAGAACCAGCGACAGCCTCAATCAGGTCAACCGAGTTACTCCAAGTGGCGCTGCCATCGGTCAGGCTCGAATGGCGGATGTAGACCTTGCCGCCGTTTTTAACGTCAAGCTCAGTGGTTTCGTCCCACTTAAGCGTGCCTTCTTTTTCGCTGGTCGCCTCAAATCGCAGATTCTGAACCTGAGCCGGAACAGCTGTTTTGCCAATGGCGTTGAAGGTCAGGCTGGCAAAATCCGAGGACTGCCGACCCAGCGAGTTAATGCTGTAAATCTCGAAGTTGTAGGTGGCAGCGCGGGTATCAAGGATTTCGGTGTCAGGCTTGGTGACCGTCAGTTGCTCCCAGTTATCGTCACCAGCGCGATAGCGCACCTTGTACTGCGGAATGCCTTTGACTGCTGCCCAGCTAAGGATGATCTTGACCTTGGCTTGATCGTTGGCGGCATAAAACTTTTCTGATGCCTTTGGACTGGTTGGCGCGTCAGGGATTGGGTTGAGGTTCGTGATGCTGCGCGTTGCCAGCTTGAACCCACGCTCGACGTAATCGTATTTACTGGAGTTGTAGAGCAGTCCGGTGATGTCGTAGACGTTGCCCTCACGCTCTTTGACCGTTAGCACGCGGTATTGCTGGGTCTGAATTGCAGTGGTTTGAATCACCCAAACACTGTTTTTCTGCGGTTGCGTTGACCAGTTGCTATCAACCGTGATCAGGACGCCAGTGCGGCTAACAATGGTTCGCGTTTCAAGCGTTCCATCAGGCAGCAAAACACTGATCGTTGCATCCTTGCTTGGCAATCCGGTGGTGTCGTCAACTGAAACCGTCTTTGCACCAGAGCCGACAATCCTGCCGCCGAAACGCACACCAGACCGCATTGGGTCTTGCACGTCAACAACAGCACCGGGGCGGACCAACACACCGGCATCAATCGAGGCGCTAAAGCTGCAGACTTCTGTTTCCTGCTGTTCGGAGTAAAGAATCCATTGCCCCAGCCTGTTGGCTTGACCGCGTGAGGTGCAGGCAAAGGCTTTGATCTCAGTAGCGACCCAGCCGTACTTGTCGATGGCGTCGCGGTCTTCAACAATTTCGTAGTTCTGTTCGCGGCTGTCCAGATCGAGATAGCTGACAACTGCAACTGTGTGGCGGGTTTTCAGGTCGCTGCCTGCATAGCTAAACCCCGGTTCCAGCACGTTGGAGCGGTTGAACAGGTAGCTGGAATCAGTCGGCTTGTCTTGCGTGATCGTCAGCGCACCAGTCGCCCAATACGGCTGACAGCGCATGACCGAGCAAAGGTCATTGATCAGCTTGTATGCCTCGTATTGGTTTTGGATCAGGGCATTACAGCTAAAACGTGCTTCTTTAGTGCCAGCGCCCGTGCCATCGTCTACAAGTTCGTTGGCGTATTGCGATGCGGAATAAAAGGCGAATTTGTCTAGCTGCGCCTCGGCAACATGGTCACCAAAGCCGTAACGCTTGCTGATCAGCAGGTCATAGAGGATCCACGCGGGGCAGGTGGTCCACTGAGCAGCGCCAAAGGTGCCAGTCCAAGTGCCGCTATAAGTCAGTCGCCCAGTAGCTGCGTCGACAGTGGCATTGTTTGGGATCTTGACCTTGATGCCACGGATTCGATACGCCCGCGCAGGGATGTTATTGAACTGCTCTGCTTGGAATCTGACCGCCGCCAACGCGCTGTTGGGGTAGCGCAGTTTCTGATAAATCAGTTCGGTGTAAGCCGTGAAATAAGTGGGATTTACGTTCGTGTCACTGCTGTCTGCTGAATCACGCACCACGCGCAAATCAACAGGAAATGCGCCATCAATATCAATCAAATAGTCGCGTTCGTATTTGTCCGCTGTGCGTCCGCTGATCGTGTCAGTTTTGACGGTGGTGTAACCGCCGCCGTTGTATTGCAGTTGAATGCTGATCGTGACGCTAGTGCCAAGCACGTCGCCCTCATTCGTGCCACGCTCAAGCCTTGGGATTGCAATGCTGACGCGGACTGCATCGACGTTGGTATCAGTGATCTGGCGGGTGACTGGCGTTGCTTGAAGAATCTCTACGTTGACACTTTTGATGTCTTCAGTTGTGTCACCAAATTTGGGAATATAGGTTTGCGCGTTGGTGCCATACCGTGCCTCAACGGTGACACCTTTAAAGTTGTAATCTGCTTCCGTAAGGTTTGTTACATCAGCGCCAGATCGCAAGATTGGCGTATCAGTCAGATAAACATCTTTAAGCAGTGCTTTGTTGTAATTATCTGTACCACGGGTGTAATCACGCGCAGACGGGAATCCTTCAATCTCGCCTTCGCAAAGCAAATCGAGAATATTGCCAAAGGCAGTGGACGCCAGATTGTCCGCTGTGCGAATTGGCGTTCTGACAGCTGGGGGTGCTGACTGCTGGACAACGACCGTTTGCTGTACGACTGGTTGACTACCACCGCCGCCACCACCTGCGCCGATGATCTGATTCTGCTTTTTCTTAGCCATGTCAGATCGTGTCAACGTCGATGCCAGCGGAGATCACCACCGATCCCACGATAGTTTCGCCGTAGACCACAGGCACGGGAGTTCCTTGGCGACTGGTGTTCTGAATCCCACTAAAGCTGTAGGACTCTTGCGGATCCATTTCGGTGCCTTCCGTTGTTGTTGTCCTGCTGCTACCTATCGATTGAGAAGCCGGACCGATCTGACCGAGCTGAGGCGTTGGTGAGAGCAACTGCGAAACGCCGCCCAAGACAAGAGCAACACCAATGGAACCAATAACGGTTGAGGCTGCAGAACCAAGAATGAAGCCGCTTGTGAGACCACCTGCAAATGGTCCAACAGCACCGGTCAAGCCTGCACCTAAACCAAGAAAACCAGAGCCGACACCAGCAGTAGCAATTGCAAATGCAACCAATGCAACCCCCGCAACAATCTTGCCAACACCACCACCAGCGCCTCCCAAGACGGGAACGATTTTGATTGTTTGGCTAGCTGGATAATGAATCTCTTCTAAATCAGTGTCATATCCGTCAACAATCACTTTGTAATGCTGGTCTGCCATGTGGCGTTCCAGTCCGGGGAAATTAGCCAGCAGCATCCTGACCGCTTCGCCTGCGCTGCTGATTTCCGCTAAAAACTTGCGCTGACCAATGAACTTAGCCAGTGGTCCGTAGAGCCTAATTTCCTTTTCCATAACGCAAGACCCTACCTGTGCATTTTAAAAGCCACTCGCCCAATAAGTCACGACTGGACAGGCGACCACGTAAATGATGCAACACCAGCTGGTCACCTATGTAGACGCCGACGTGATTCAGCTTGTTGGAATCAATCGCCATCAGCATGGCATCGCCAGCCTGCATTTCGGCAATGTCCACCTCGTGAAAGCCAGCCTCACGCCAGCAATCGTCAAACATTGGGTTTTGGTTGAACTCTTCTGGAGTCGTCGGACGATCCCAGTCGGGCAATTCAATTCCCTGCTCGCCGTACCAGTCCCGCACCAGCGTCCAACAATCGCTGACGCCCCAAACCCATGAACGTCCGATTAACGGTGCTTTGTAGCCTTCAGGCGACACCTGACCCCATTGCTCGGTTTTGGGGTTGACGATGTACCAAGGCAGACCGGATTTCTCACAAGCAACCTTGTCGGCTTCGCTTGGAATCGGTGGGGTGACGGGATGGCTATGCACCACGCCAACAACTTCGCCCTTGTCTTCGGCGGCGGCGTAGTCAACAGGGTCAAGGATAAAAAACTCATTGCCCTCTGCCAGATTCCGGCATGGGACATAACGCTTGCGACCCTTGATGACCACCAACAAACCGCAGGCTTCGCGTGGATCTTCCGCCTTTGCGTGTTCCAGTGCTGCAGCCTTAGCGGTCGGGTTCATCCGTTAAATGCTCCAATGCCGGGGTAGCCACCAAAGGGCAGTTCAGCAGTAGAGCCAAATCGTGCTTGGCAGCTGCTTAAACGCTTGCCGCATTTGTCGTCGGCAGAATCCGTCACCGCTTTGTCGTTTTCGTCGAAATAACTGCTGCCGCTGTAGCCGCACTCTGAGCCTTTGTAAATCCACGGGCAAAGGTTGGCGCTGCATTGACGCTTAGGGGCGCGAACACCAGCAAGGTCAAAGGCTGCAGCAAGTTCAAACTCAACAAGGTCTCTGGTTTCTGTGACCTTGCGGGCAACGTAATAAATCTCAGAGGGCAGCTTGGCACTCGTATCTGGAGTGCCGTAAGGATTGGTGCCGCCAGTGAAGTTTGCGCCGTCTATGTATCGCACCAAAGTGCGGATGCGAGTCAGCTTGGCACCAGTCAGATCATTGCCTGCCGTGGTGGTATTAACGTCAAGCAGAATTGCTGTAATGCTGCCGAGCAGGTTGGCAACGCGAATCGTCGGGCGGGGCAGGCTACCGCTTTCGGCGTTGTATTCAAATCCCTCAGCTTCAATGGGGAGTCTGCTGTAGGCATTGCTGTCCCAAACGATGTCACCGTTGGTCGTTAGTGCATTAGTGCCAGCGTGGAAACGATAAGTAAAAGAGGCGCCATGAATATTGGCAAAAAGCTCAAGCTCAAACAGCTCAATGATGCTGCTTGGATTGATCTTCTGTAGTTCAGAAACAGGAACTGCCATTACGGTTCAAACACCTGCTCAAACGTTGCCGTTATACGGTTGATGTTTGCGTATTGATGCTCACGCTGCCAACTGCGACAAACCCATTTGTAAGCAGTTGACTCATCAATGGGAGTCCAGTCAAAGCTTGCTGCATCAGCAGCACGTGCATCAAAAAATGCCTCTATTGCATCAGCATCTGAATTTGTTTTGGCGGTCCAAGTGAGATCCCAAACCTTGGGATTCATGTGAGATGGAATGCCATACATCAATCGCTGCTGGTATCCATCGCCAAACTGAACAACGCGAGTCTTGGGTTCAGACTTTTTGACCGCACCAAAATCAGGCGTTGTTCCGCCAGTGCTGGTGCCAACAGTGGAATCGTCAAAGGTAGCCATTATGCGAGCAAGCCTCCGGGACGCTTCTGGCGAATCAGTTCCTGACGCACTGCAATGCCAAGTGCTTCACCCAGTTTATTGGCATCAGGCTGGTTGCCTTGTACTGCGCTGCCAGCAGCATCAACGTTGACCACGATGTTGCCCATATCACCGCCGCCTTTCATCCTGACTGGGATGCTGCGACCATCAGGCAGCGGTACGTAAGCCTCAGGAGTGCTGCCCTCGCCAAACATGGCTAGCTGCGGTGAGTTGGCAATACCACCCCTTGCGTAGCGCTTCAGGGGCAGTGGTCCGTTGCCGGTCATGATGCCGCCATTGGCAAAGCCAAAAATACTCTTCATGCCTGCCCGCAAACCAAACTCAACAAATAGACGAGCAGTGGAGCGAAGCAGATCTGTAAGCACTTCACGAAGCGACTTGGCTTGATCAAACAAGCTCATGAAGGCATCAGACAACGCCGAGACGACGTTCTGACCAATCTGCTTGAACAGCTGCATGCTTTCAGAGGTTTTCTTGTTGATGCCCTCGTAAGCCTTATCAATGCGTTGCAATTGCTCTTCGGTAAGAGTTGCACCGTCTTTTTTCAGCTGCTGTATCAAGCGATCTTTTTCGATTTGCCTTGCTTGTTTTTCATCAATAATTCCAGCTTCAATTTCAAGATTTTTAATTGTTTGCTCAATTTGCCGATTGCGTTCGCCATCTTTAATAATGAGAGCCGCATTACCAGCCGCCATTTGATTGCCGAGCTTCAATGATTGCTCGTTGAGTTTTACGTTTGCAGCGTTTAGAGCAACCCTTTTCCGCTCAGGCTTAAGTTTACTTTCGTTGATTTTTAAAATTTCAGCATCATATTCAAGCTGAATTTTTTTGATTGGATTCAGTTCGTTTTCTGCGGCAATAAGAGCATTTGCCAGTGCAACTGAATAATCGGCTTGACCTTTTCCTCCGGTCTTGGTTTTGGTTTTGGTTGGATCAACACCAGGCAATTTGCTGGGTGCAGATGGCAACTCTGGTCCAAATTTTCTACCTTCAATTACTTTTAAACTTCCAGCTCTTAAAGTTTTTGCTAATTGCAGTTGTTGTTTTTCGGTATCGCTTAAACCGCCCACCCTGACGAGAGCCTCTGCTTCAAGCTGCCTAATAACTGTGTCTTGTATTTGTACATTTTTAATTGCATTTTGCAATAATTGTCCGCCAAGCTTTTCTTCCATCTGACGACCAAATTCGACCATTTTCTTGATCAATCCATCAAGCGCTTGGGCTGCATCCGCCGCAAAAGACTGAAAAGAAGAACCAATATCTTTAAGAATCGGACCAGTTGTTTTCTTTAGATCCTCAAGAACAACCTTTAAGCGATCACCCGCAGCCTCTGGTCCGCCTGCAATCTTTTTGGCATTGTCTTCGTATTCATCAAGCAGCTTTTCAACAAAGCCCATGAAGTCTTGAAGACTTACTTCGCCCTTCTCCAATGCCTTATCCAGCTCTGCTGGCGTTTTATTCATTGACGCAGCAAAGATCGTAAAAGCACCAGGCAAGCGTTCACCAATCTGTTGCCGAAGTTCTTCAGCAGAAACCTTGCCCTTACTAAAAACTTGAGCAGTGGCAGTCAGTGCAGACCTGACATCTTCAATGGATCCACCCGTGGCTCGGATGGAAGCAACAATTGCTCTAAATGATTTCTCAGTATCTTCAACAGTGCCACCAGAACCAGCAACAGAAGCCTGCAGTTTGGTGAATTCACGAGTTAATACGCTTGTAGGAATTGCGAAATCTTTGGTCGCCCTACCAACGGCTTCAAGCGCATATGCATATTCATTTTGCGTTCTGACTACCCCTTCTAATGCTCGCTCTTGACGAGCAAGTTCCGCTGAAAAAGTGGCTATTTCGCCAAGCGATTGACGGAACATGCCGACTTGTGCGCCAATTGCACCGCCTACGCCTGCGCCAACCGCACCGCCACCAAGAATGCCGCCAATACCGGCGCCAATAAGACCTTCTGGACCGCCGAATATGCCCGCTGCAGCCACTGCACCTGCAGTGCGAGCCATGCCAGCCAAACGACCACCACCACGCCGCCCCTGAGCCTTTGCAGCAGCCTGCTCAAAACGCTGAGCCTCGCGTGTTGCCTCTTTAAATTCTCGGCTAGTGATATCAACGCTATTTGCTAGCTCGCGCCATGCACGCGCATAGTCATTCAGACCATTAATACTTTTGGTTCTGATTTGATTATCTGTTTGCTTAAGAGTTGAAGAAAGATCTTTAAATTTTGCACTTGTTAAAGTTGAACGCTGCGCAACATCATTCAGCTTTGCGCTGAGCTGATTCAGCACAACATCGCCTTCTTTTCTGACGCGGAGGCGAATCTCAGAAGTGATGCTCATTTGCTTTTCGCGTTCAGAACGGCAAGGGCTGCCATTTCCATCACCTGCACGCCCTCAAAGATGGCAACAGGATCCTTGACTGAATACAGCTTACAGAGCCATTCAAGACTCGGGTAGTTCAATCCCGTCAGCCCCGCCATGCTCGTATGCCACTGTGTAGACATTCGCACGAACATCAACACAACATCCCAGTTCTCCTCCCACACCTCACAATGCTGCTCAACTGTCTCCAGTTTTGATGCAGCAATTTGCTCTGGGCTGGCACCCAAAGCTTTTAAATCCGCTTCCCGCTCATCAACAACGCCGCCTTTTGCCCAGTACTCAGCGGCGTCTTTTAGTTTTTTGCGGTAACTCCAGTCAGGCTGTCTGCGTAAGCCTGGATCAAGGCACGCAGTACATAAGGATCATCACAGAGCTGCTGCTTGTTTTTTTCCGTGAAAGGAACAGGCTTGCCAGCGTCATCATTGATGCCCTCCCAACCAAGCAAAATCTCGCCAACAAGAGCGTCATCACCCTTATCGACGAGATTATTAAAGGCTGAACGGCTGATCTTCTTGAAGACTGCCTCAAACGCTTGAGTTTCAAATTGGTTGCCGTCAACGGGGACTTCAACCTTGACTTCCCACTTGTAGGAAGCAGTCTTCTTGAGGACGAATGCCACGCAGAATCAGGTGAAAGCTAGTGACAGCTCGTCATTGCCACTGGTGCTGGGCAGAGCCAGGTAGGGCATGGACAACGAGATGACACCGTTGGTATCGCCATAGGATACTCCGGTAACATCCGTTTGCGCAGCAGTCAGGGTGACGATGTTGCCGCCAGTTGCACCAAGCACGAGGCTGGTAGAAGCAGTTGCAACACCCACTGCATCAGCAAAGTAATCGGTGGTGCCGATTGCAGGAGCCTCGATCACAGCAGTACCGCCAGGGGCACGGTTAGTGATCAGCACTTCCTTGTTGGAAGCGGTTTCTTTGTAGATCAGCTCGTTGTTCAGAGCCAGATCAAACGACTCAATGCGCTGACTCGTCTCACCAAAGAAGGTGGCGGTGGTCATGTTGGTGTCGTTGACCTCAAGTGCTGCAGCTTGGTTAGCAACCGTGAAGTCGCCAGACAGTGCAGTGCCATCAGGAGCGTTGTAGATCCCGATGAAGTTGAAACTGGCAACAGCAAACTGACCAGCGGTGAAGTTGAAGCTGACAGAGCCGCGAGCACCAGTAATCTTGTGACGGGTGCCGTCGTAGAAGCAATAAATGGTTGCAGAGTCAAAGCTGCTGCTCACACCTGCGTAAGTAACGCTGGTGCTAGCCACAATCGTTTCAGACAAACCGCAGGACTTCAGCAGCGGACCAAACGCCGGGGCTGTGCCAGCAGTACCAGAACCAGCCAGTTCAACATCAAAAGTGACGCTGACACGCTTGTTTGCAACCAGGGTTGCGCGGGTGCTGTTGCCAATGAATCCTTGATAAGCCGCAGCCTGAACGTTGTCAGACTCAATCGGGGTCACATCAAGGTTGGTAACCTGAATTGCGTTAGAGCCGCCTACGGGAGTTGGATCAGTCCCATAGGTTGACTCAATCTTCGCAATCAGGAATTTCTTCCGAGTCAGTGCCATTTTCGGTGGGAGCGGGTGGTTCTGTGATCAGTGTAAGTTTCCCAGTTTTAGGGTCAAACAAGTAACTGCCGCCCGCGCCGGGATTGGGAACTTCCTTACGAATTTTAGCCATGATGTCAGTTGCTAGTTAGGTCAGTTCTGCTAGTGCGATAACGCACTAAATAATCCTGACTGATGATGCCCAAAGGTACATCAGCTTCGTACAGGCTGAAGTCCGTTCGATCAGGTGTCAAGTCAAGGGCGTTGCCATTGCAGGTTTGATCAGCCATCAACCTTGCATGCACTTGCTGGGTATAGGTGTCTGAATCGTCGTCAGGCAGCGCTGCCCTAACCAAAGTTGTAATCCTGACTCGCATTGTCCAATCCAGCTTGTCGTAAAAGCTGGTATCAACCGGCTGATCGTTCACAGGCTCAATAATGATTGCTGGAACCTCGCCGCGAGCCAAAGGCTCAACACGTGAGCGGTAAATCGTTGCTGTGGTGATCGCGTCCAGATTGGTTTTCATCCGGGCGAGGATCTTCTCACGTACTGTGTCAGCCATCGTTATGCAGAAGCAACCTGGAACACGTTGCAAACAACGCTAGGTCGACTTGGACGGGTGTAAGGGCTAGTAATCGCAGCGCCCGCTTTCAACGTAACGTTTGCATCGCTTGGCGCCCAAATAATTTCGATGTAATCATTCGCGGCAAGCAGCAATGTGTGATCAAGCAGCAAATTATTGTTACCTGGCACTCCACCGTGACTTTCAATAACGCTGACAGCAGTGGTGGTTAATGAAACATCACCAGCACTACCGCTGTTGTTCCTTCTTAGCCAAAAATGAGCGTCGTGAATTTGAGTATCTGCGTTTGACAGTTGCAAATTAATTTCAAAAACATAAACGCCAGGCAAATCGACCGTTAAGCGGCTTCCATTTTCGAGACGAACGCCGTCACCGTTTGGGTCGTACTGATTAAAGGTGATTTCTGTAGGGGTATTTGCTGTCGCAGTTTGATCAACATTGCTTGAAAACTCCCCCCAATGCCCAGCAGATCCGTAGTAATGAAGCCTGTTCCAGGGCAGCTTTCCGTCTCCGACCTTTTCGTTGCCAGTGTCGGATTCAAAGCCAATCTCGCCCGGAAGCAAAATCGGATTACGTGTTGCCCAGCTTGCGCGAGTGTCAATTTTCTGGGCAGACATGTTTACACCTTGCTCAGCAGTAATTCAGAAAAAACTCCGTCGTCAATTGCGCGATTCTCACGCACGGTGTACGACGAGCCACCGACAGTAATAGA